CTACGTCGATACCTAGCCAAGCGAGCACGTCTGCAGCGACAATCCAAGACACACTTTCGGTGTGGCTGAGGGTGCCTGTTAACGCTTCATATGCGTCCATGTCGGTGTGTCCACCGTGGGCGTAAATAATCTGGTTGGGTTTTGATACGTAGTAGTCGAATATCAAATAGCCGTTTTCGTCGACGCCTTGATACTCGTACGGCTCCATGCTGTAAACAGTGTGGTTGCCGTTGAAAGAGTTACCGACACCGCTGACCGATACTGTGTCGCCCAGTCGAAGGTTGGTGACAGGTGTGAGGGTCTGCACAGCTGCGTATTCATCACGGTAAATGCCGTGAGTAACTACATAATCAGCCATGTCAGACCCTCTCCCTACCTAGTAACCAATTAGGCGATTGCAGCCTTGACGAACTTGCTGGAGTCAATCATGAGTGCTGCAAAATACCCACGGAAGGCAATTGTGCGGCTGAGAGTAGATGGCGAGTCAATACTGATTGCGCCCTTCTGCTGCTCGAATAGCTCGTAACCGCTTGCGTCTGCCACAATGATGGTGCCCTCCGCAAAGTTGCGGTCAACAACAACTTGCAAGCCGAAAGCGTTGCCGCCGTACTGGTTGACACCAAGGTTGCCGTATGCGTTCATTGGGCCAACCTGTGGGAACAACGGACGATCCGATGTGTCTGAAAGGCTCAAAAGATACGCCCACCACGTTGGATCGACAAACAAGTGACCGGGAAGGTTGCCGTTTGACGAGTTCAGGATTGTCTTTGCAGCGGTTGCCACCCATGTCTGCCAGTAGGCAGGGTCTTGGTATGAAGCGTTAGCAAATGCTTGGGTAACTGTTGCACCAGAAGCAAGTTCATCTGCTGCGTAGTTGTCGGTGGCGTTTGCGTAGATGCGTCCCATGTCGTCAAGCACGACTGACAAAATTTCTGGAGAAGTTGTGTCAAGGTCGAATTCGGAGATGTTTACATATCCGCCGAAAATTTGCTTGGTGACTTGGTTGTTGAACACGACCATTGTGCCGCCGGTGGGTGACTGCTCAGCAATGGAGGCACCGATGCTGGTGTGTGTGGTCACTTCTGGACGGATGAACACTTTGCCGCCTTGTGGCATTGCGCGTACACCGACTGCGTCGATTACTGGGCGACGGCCGATGAAGTTGTTGTAAACAGGCGCAACGATTGGTGTCGGCAAAAGGCCTGGTGTGTCGGTTGTGACGATGTCTGGTGCAGCTGCACGAACAGCTTCTGACATTGCTCGCCACTGATCGCCACCAGCGATTGCTGCTGACAAGTATTCGGCTGCTGTTGGCAGTTTCACTTCGCGACGTGGCTGTGCAAAGTTGATAACTGGTGTTGGAACGATTTCAGCCGAAGCCTCAACCGCTGGGGTTTCTTGTGACATGGTTTCCTCCTCAGGAATGTCATTGGGTTGGGTTTCGTCTGCGTCAGGTTGTGACGCGGCGATTTCTGTGATTACAGCATCCGCAAAAGCGGGCTGAGCCACGAGACTGATTTCAACAAGGTTGGCTTGGCTAACGACCATGGTGCCGTTCTTGTCGTACTTGAATTTGACTGGGATAGCGCCGACGCTGACCGAGTCATACGCACCAGCCTTGACTAGCTCAATGGCTTCGTCGGCTGCACGGGTCTTAGCAAATTTGGCTGTAAACAACAAACCTTCTTCGGCTTCAACCAGTTCAGTAACGACGCCACGTAGCTGTGTCATGTCGTGGCCTTCAATGAGCTTGGGTGCTTTGGCGTTTACATCAAAAGCGCCACGACGGAACATGACGGACTCGCCACTTGACACCGTTGCAGGTGTGTCCCAAGGTACAGCCACACCCGTAATAGTGCGGGGGCTGTCCTCACCTGCAGCGGCATCAAGCGTTACTGGCACAGCGACAAACTGGATCATGCGTCTTCCATTTCGTTAGAACGGCTAGAGTCTTCAGCGACTTCGCCGGCGTAATCTTCCATGTTGAACTCGACGTAGCGACCGCGCGGCAGGATGTTGTCTGCCGACAGGGTCTGCTCAATTGTGTCGAGATAGATGCGGGCACCGAACAGGTACAGGTCTTGACGGGCCTGCTGTGCGTTCTGGTAGGTCATTGACGCACCCTCAGTCGGAGCCGAGACAAGATAAGCAGGAATGTTGCACAGGCGAGCCATTTCAAGAGCTTGATACTTGCGCTGATCAGCCAAAACTTCTTGCGGGGAGTGTTTGAACTCACGGAACTCCACCTGTCGAGATAACGCACCAATAGCGTTCTGTTTACGAGCCTGCGACCAAGCCGACGCCAGCGAGCCGAGGTCTTCGCCAGACAGGTCTTCGCCGTCTACTTGCTGTAGATAGCCAGGTGTGGTTTCCAGCTGGGCGTAGCGGTCTGCAGCCTGATCTAGATAGATGCTGGTGTTAATTGCGCGAGCGCCGATTTTCAGGATGCCTTCAATTGGGCTAATAAATTGAACAACGTTGTTTACATCTAGCGGTTGCCCATTGAACTCAAGTTCATCTGATGGCCCGTAGAACTGTGGGATACCGGTCTGCTTGACGCTGGACATATTTGCAGCTGGTAGCCATGTAAACGCTGCAGGGAAACCTTGACCGCCGGCACCTTGTGGGGCATAGCGCCGTGTTATGTAAGCGTATGCAACCCCATACATCATAAGGTCACTAAAAATGTTTACGAAAAAGAATGAGCGCGTGACTTTTGGATCGGGGCGTTCCATCCACGGCTCAAGCGGAAGGTACACCTCCTCATAGTTTTCGCCCATCCACTGTTTGCTGTAATGCTTCAACTCAAGCGAACCAATGAGGCCAGCGATAAGGTCACGGCTACGGCTGACCGTCGGCACCGATAACGCACGTATTTCAGCGGTACCGGTTTCGTAAACAAGGAAGTTGCCAACGTTGGCTGCACCAGCGGCAGCCTTAACGGCAGGCGCGGCAGCGAAGTGCGCCGTCTCTACTTTGCGTGTAAACAAACCCATGTATCTGGAGTCTCGCACAAGGTTGTTGCATTTGCAAGTATCTTACGCAGAAACTCCAAAAGCGACGCGACCGCTAGACGTGGGTCGGCTCACCATGACTGTGGCGGCTATCAAACAACGGCAAGCCTCAATGGGCCCAGGAGAACGCTGACTCGATACAACAATTGTGTTTTGTGCGCGAACAAGTACGGCGCGGGCAATGTGTTCGGCCAGCATTTCACCGCCGTCGTGTTTAATTTTGCCTTCACCGATAAGGCTCCGACAGATGCCCGTCCACTTGAGTAGTTCGCCGTAACCCCATTCCTGTTTACGGCGTATGTATTTCTCTGGGGTATGCACCGCAAGTGATGGAGTGATAGCCAGGGTAAGTTTCGGGTCGGCGTCGAGTGCAGCTGCTATTTGTTGCCACAGATCATGTATTGAGTCGCTTGTAAATTTGATGCCGGCAACGATTTCGCCGCTGGTGTTTTTGCGGGCCCACACCGCCACGTATTTAGAGTCGTCAACAGCGGAGTCGACCGCTAGGACTGAGCCGCCACCGTCGTGGGTTAAGTCGTCGGCGATGCGTTGGTTCCATAGTCCGACTGGTAGCCAGGAGGATGCTGCCGCCACCCAGAGGTTGCAGTGTGCTCGAAGGAATTGGTTGCGGTCGGGTGCTGACGCTGCAGCGCGTAAACCTTTATGGGTGATGGTTCTGCCAAGGCTGGGGTTGGGGTAGCCCCAGTAGGTTTCGTCCATTGGATCTACACCAGAGGGTAGCGACCATTCAGCCATGTATAGGTCACCCTGCTCGCCAGAGTCGATAAGGCCTAAACCTTGCTCCCGTAATTTAGACATGGCACGGCTTGACTCGTCGCCGGCTGTGGATGTCATCCAACACAGCGGGCTCGGAACCGCAATCTGGCTAGGAAGAAGTGCACCGAAAATAGTGGACTCAGACATAGCCCACACTTCGTCAAGCAAAATAATGTCCCACGTGCCACCGTGCTTTTTACCTGTCGCAGACTTGACCGCGTAAACAGACCCGTCAGCCATTTTGACCTGGTGGCGGCCATAAGCCCAAGTCACTTTGCACAGCTCTTGTTCTTCCCACAGTTCAAACGTTTCGCGCAGCTCCTCAAACACCTCAGTCGCTAACGCCAACTCATGAGCCGATGACATGATCCGCACCGGTCGACCCCAGATACGTGGCA